AGCACTTGGTGTCGGTAAAAAAGTTAAACATATAGGTCACGAACTGTGGATTCAATGTATGGCTAAAGACAAAAAGGCATGGTCGGTCATGAAAAAATACAACAAGAATGATGTAGTAATCTTAGAAAAAGTTTATAATAAAATGTTAGCTTGGGTAAAAGGTCATCCTAACCACAATCAAACAACAGTAGATGGTGAACTAGTATGTCCTAACTGTGGTAGTCATCACTTAAACAAACGTGGTACAGCATGTAACACTAGGTTTCAATACCAACGTTATCAATGTCAAGACTGTGGTACATGGTCTAGAGCTAACAAATCAGAGTTTAGTAAAAGTGATACAGTTATTTCAATTTAACCTTGACAAATACGAAAGGATATGGTATAATATGGTACAAGCTACTAAAAAACAAGTTAGTGGTAATCACTACAAGAAGTATCGCATACAACCTGTTGATTTCATTCATGAAAACAATATCGGTTATATCGAAGGTAATGTTATCAAATACGTCTGTCGATGGCAAGATAAGAATGGTCTAGAAGATATAGACAAAGCAATACACTACCTAGAATTATTAAAAGAAATAGAATCGAGATAAGATGGCATTAACCTTTGTAGACCTCTGTGACGAACTAAAAAAACTAGATGAAACTACTTTACTAGAACTACTAGACATTTCATCAGAGGAAATTATTGACAAATTTCAAGATAAGATCGAAGATAATTTTGACCATCTATTATTATTAATAGAAGAAAATCAAGATGAAGGATTATATAATTATGACGAATGAATTACCTACTGTATATCAACAAGTTATTGCAGCATCACGTTATGCTAGATTTATACCAGAGAAACAACGTAGAGAAACTTGGGAAGAAACAGTTGACAGACTTATAGGTTATTTAGAAACTAAAGTACCTGACCTTAAAGATGAACTTAAAGACATACGTAAAGCAGTACTAAACTTAGAAGTAATGCCTAGTATGAGGTTATTAATGACAGCAGGAGAAGCTTGTGAGAGAGATAATATATCCGCTTATAATTGTTCATATCTGGCAGTTAACAACAAACGAGCATTTAGTGAGGCTCTTTACATATTAATGAATGGTACTGGAGTAGGGTTTAGTTGTGAACGTCAAGAGATTGCACACTTACCTGTTATTCCAGAAACAATACAAGAGTGTAACGATATCATTGTAGTAGGTGATTCTAAACTTGGATGGGCTAAGTCCTTCAAGAAACTCTTATCTAGCTTATGGGAAGGAGATATCCCTACCATAGATTATTCTCAAGTACGACCAGCTGGAGCTAGACTTAAAACCTTTGGTGGTAGAGCATCTGGACCTGCACCACTTAAACGTCTATTTGACTTTGTTATTGATACATTCAAAGAAGCTAAAGGTAGAAAGTTGACCTCTATCGAAGTACATGATATTATGTGTATGATCGGTGAGATTGTTGTAGTTGGTGGAGTTAGACGTAGTGCTTTAATATCACTATCTAATCTAACTGACAGACGTATGAGAGAAGCTAAAATAGGAGCTTGGTGGACCGATAATGCCCATCGAGGTTTAGCTAACAATAGTGTAGCCTATACAGAAAAACCAGATGTAGAAACATTTATGGAAGAATGGTTATCTTTAGTTAAGTCTAAGTCAGGTGAACGTGGTATCTTTAATCGTATTGCTGCACAAAAACAAGCAGCTAAATGGGGTAGACGTGATGAAACTTTATCCTATGGTACTAATCCATGTAGTGAGATTATTCTTAGAGACAAACAATTCTGTAACTTATCAGAAGTTGTTGTTAGACAAGATGATACAGAAGATACATTAAAAGATAAAATTCGTATTGCTACTATACTAGGTACAATACAATCTACACTTACTAACTTTAAGTTTTTATCAGCAGAGTGGCAACACAATACTCAAGAAGAAAGACTACTAGGAGTTAGTTTAACAGGGATTATGGATTGTAAAGTAACGTCTAGTCCTGATCCTAAAATGTTAGAAAGGTTAAGAGATGAAGCAAGAAAAACAAACGAAGAATACGCTGGAAGACTTGGAATCGAGGCGTCTGCGAGTATTACGTGTGTTAAGCCGAGTGGTACTGTCAGTCAGCTTGTTGATGCTGCTAGCGGTATACATGGTCGCCATAACGACTTTTACATTCGCAGGATACGGATGGACAAAAAAGATCCTATCTATAATTTTCTATTAGAACAAGGTGTTTACTGTGAAGATGAAGTACATAGACCTGATAGTACAGCAGTCTTTAGTTTCCCTATGAAAGCCCCTAAAGGAGCTATTACACGTAATGATTGGACTGCTATAGAACAGTTAGAAAACTGGCTAGTATACCAACGTCATTGGTGTGAACATAAACCTTCTGTAACTATTTCAGTTAAAGATGATGAGTGGGTAGAAGTTGGTGCATGGGTATGGAAGTACTTTGATGAGATTAGTGGTGTATCATTCTTACCTCATTCAGATCATACATACCAACAAGCACCTTATGAAGATTGTGATAAAGATGTTTATACGTCTTTACTTAAAGACACACCTAAGACTATTGACTGGACTCAGTTAATAGAAGAAAGTGACAATACAGAAGGTGTACAACAGTTAGCATGTGTATCAGGAGTATGTGAAATATGATAACATGGAATGATATAGACTTGCCCCCAATTAACTTATGGAATGCCCCCAATGTTTAATATTATACTAGCAGTACACTTTGGAGTTACCTCATTCTATGTAGGTACATTTCAAAGTAATGATGCTTGTATAAAGTATGTAGAAGCTACGTTTCCAACAGTAGAGTATAGTTGTTTACACAGAAGATTTATTAACTTACCAGAAGACTTAAAGGAAAACTATATGATAGAACACAAACAAATGTGGTCTAAATGGGAAGCACAATGAGTGTTACATTACATTGGATATGTGGTTGTACATTCGGAATAGAAATGACAACAGGACAAGTTAATGAGTATCCTATAGGTTACTTATTAATTGATGTCCTGTTTATTAGAGTACAGTTTGCTTGGTATATAGGTTAATCTTCTTTTTCTTCAGGTATTAAACCTCGTTCAATCATACGTTTACGATATTGCCTATATCTTGCTTTTTCTAAACGTTTTTCAGATTTAACTTGTTTTTCTGATGGTATTTTAACATCAAATTGTCTACCTAATACTTTAGATGGATCTCCTTGTCCATGTACAATTTGACTTGCTAATGGAATTGCATTACCTGTCTTTTTAAGTATATCAAGTACTTGATACTGAAATGGATCATCCATATTGTATATTTGTCTACCATTGTAGAATGTTTTATTAAGTAATAACTCTGCTCCTAATTGTAATGAAGGATTAATAGTAGCTAAGTTTTGAAACAAAGCATAAGGATCTCTTGTACCTTCACCTACTCTATTAGCAGTATCTAGTACGTGTAAAATACCTGCACGTCTAACGTGTGCATCATCATTACCAAATACTTCTTGGAATACAGCATCAAGTATAGGATATATAATAAAAGAAGCAGAAGCTAAAGCTAATCCAGAATCTACTCCGTCTTTAAATTGTTGTTTAGTTGTTCTACCTTTAGCTATATCTCTAGCACCTATAAAATTAGCAATAGAACTAGCACCTACATTACGTAAAGGTACATCTAACGGAGCCATTATATCTCGTATAGTATTTAGACCTGAACTAATCATACCATGTTTGTATCGTGCAAAAATAATTAAGTTTTGGTTCTGTAAAAGTTTAGATAAAGCTCTAGACATTTTAGCACCTAATACTTTTTCACCTACACGAATAGGTATACGATAGCTAGGTAAGTGAGATTCTACTAAACCAATATGGTCTTTCATAGTTAAGTTAGGATATTGACGTTGTTTTTGTTTTAATAACATCATAAACATAACATCCCTAACAGTCCACATAGAGTTTTGTGCAAAGTTAGATACACCACCATAAGTTTCACCTATAGCTCTATTAGCTACTTTATCTGCTTGTTGCCAAAAAGATCTATCTCCTGCACCTCTAGCATAAAATGTGTCTTTATTTATTTGAAATGCTTGGTCTAAAGCTTTAGTATTTTTAACGTTAGTAGACATCATAGAACTACCTTCACTTAAAGCTTGTCTATAAGTAGGACCAAATTCTCTAACTTCTTTTTCTGCCCACATCATATCCTCTTTAAACTGCTGTCTAGCTTGAGGACTCCATGTACGCATAAACCCTTTAGTTGAGTAAAAGTGAATTAACTCGTTGTGCATGTGAGGTAAAGGGTTTAACATCATGTTTTTAACTAGAGCATCAGATACTTTAGTTAAAATAGTGTCAGGTCTAGGTCTGTTAGCATCTTCTAATACTTCTGCTGCTCTATCTTTATAAACATAACCATCTAAATCACGATAACTTTGTGTTAAATCTTCTTGTACTTTTTTATAACCTTCAGGAGCTGCTTCACCTTTTTTAAGTTTAATAGCATTATCTTTAAAGTACGGAGATTTTTTAATATTGTTTTCAAAAGTTATATCACGTTCTAATTGACGTAGCTCTGCTATTCTATCAAATAAAACCATAGGGTGTTCATTAACTAAGTCTACATTAGTCTTTTCTGCTAGTTCTTTACGAGTAGCTTCACGTATTTCAAAGTCTCCTAATTTCTCACCAGACATACTTATAGGACCTTCTTTACGTGCTTCATTTAAACGAGTTAAATACTCAGCGGTACTGTTTTTATCTCTACCTAAAAATGCTTTATTACCATTTTTAAATTGTACTGCTACTTGTATTTCTGAGGTAGTACCTGTTTCTTTATTACGAGGTCCTAAATTTTGATCTAAAGCTATAATGTGACGTTCTTTTGTTACAGGATTATAAGCAGTATAGTATTGACGTGAAGAAGTAGAACTAGGTCTAACTCTTGCATAAGGATCATTAATTTTAAAGTAGTCTCCAAATACATTCTTTAGGAAACCAGGTCTATTAGATTGTACTCTACGAGGTACAAAAGGACCTGTTTTAGTAGCATCTAAAATAATATCTCGTTCTAATTTACCTGCTTTTTCAAGCTTTTTAATTAAACGATTATATTCTTTCATAGCAGGATCAAAAATATCTGCTTTAATTTCTTGTTCTAGTTTAGAAAGTTTAGGTTTTTTATACCCTGCTTTAATATCCCATAACATATTA